GAGTGTATGATTTTATTGGTATTATCAAGGTTGAAGGCAGTTTGAGTAATGATCCTAATTTTGCAGATTGGGTTGAATTGGCCAACTTTGCATTTGATGATTCATCTGGACAGGATGCAGTACAGTCAGTGAACAATCGCGGTAACTATGTTTGGTTACGAGCGCATGTTACATTTTTTCAAGCGGGTGTGATTGATTATGTGACGTCCACGTACAACATACGTGAAAACTATTTTGAAGAGTTTTGATAAAATTATTGGATTTGGCGACTCCTTTATGTGGGGAGACGAACTGGTTGATCCTGTATTAAAAGCAAAACACAACGCACCAGGCGCCTACTGGACGGAAAACACTCGGTATCGTGAACAACAGTGTTTCTTAGGCTTGTTAGGCACACACTATCAAGTGCCAACTGAAAATTTTGGATGGCCTGGTGGTAGTATGCAAAGCGACATTTGGTGTTATCTTTGGTGGCGCAAGCATGAAACTCTTGATCCAGATAGAGTATTGGTCCTGGTTTGTCATACCGATGCCAATCGTACCAGTTACTATCATGCCAACAGACAGATGTTTCCAAATGATCCTCCTTGGCACAGATTCGTACACAGTGCATGGGTACGTTATGCCAAGGCAGACATCACCCCAGAGTGGAGCAGCATGGTCAAACAGCATAACCGCAGCACGCAGGGGTATTTCAATTTTGCAGCATGCCGCCTCCGATTCTTGAGCATGCTGATAATTCAATTCTGCGGTCTACCTGTTTACAATCGCTGGTACTAGATCCACAGTTAAGGTGTGCACAAGGACATCCAAATGAAAAAGGTCATGAAATCATCCGCGATCTCTTGATAACAGAAATAGATCGTGCTATACTCACTGAGTGCTAGACATACTTCTTTATTTGCCGGCTAAAAGAAAAAACACAACTTCGGGTTGGGTTTCTTTCAATGCGCCCTGTTGTGTGCACAACGGAGAAAGTGCAGATCGAAGACAGCGTGGTGGTCTAAAAGCATCTGACCAAGGCTGGAGTTTTCATTGTTTTAACTGTGGCTTCACTGCTAGTTTTATATTGGGTAGAAATCTATCATTCAAGGCACGCAAATTTCTCACATGGTTGAATGTACCACCAGAAGAAATAGAGCGTGTGAATCTAGAAAGTCTTAGACATCGAAGCATTCAAACGGTTATTGATGATCGAATTAGAATGACCAATGTGCTTCAAGACATTCGTTTTGAAGAAAAGGATCTTCCCCCGGCTGCTGAACTGATCACGCCAGATCATGCGATGCAATGGCAATATTGCAGACAACGGTCAGTGCCAGAAAATTTCCCCATGATGACCGTGCGAGAAACAGACAGTGTGCATTGGACTCGTCCCATGGTGGTAGTGCCGTTTACCTATGATAACACCGTGGTTGGATACACATGTCGTATGCTGGACGGACGCACTCCCAAGTACATACACGACATGCCGCATGGATATGTGTTTGGCGTGGACTTACAGCAGCCTGATTGGCAACATGTGTTGGTCATGGAAGGTGTGTTTGATGCACTGTGTGTTGATGGCCTAGCTGTGTTACATGCTGAGATCAATGATGCACAGGTGCGTGTGATACGCAGTTTAAATCGCGAAGTCATAGTGGTGCCTGATCAAGATCGTGCTGGTTTAAAACTGATAGATCGAGCAATAGAACTTGGCTGGACTGTGAGCATACCAGACTGGCCTGCGGATATCAAGGATGTTAATGATGCAGTGAGCAAGCAGGGCAAGCTGTGCACACTGATGCAGATCATGCATAGTCGAGTATCCGGACGACTGAAAATTGAACTTAGAAAAAGACAACTTGAAAAGAAACTGGCGTAATCTTTGGGTGTTTGGTGACAGCTATACCACACCATATGAATGTGTGCATCCCAGTGAAAGTTTCTGGGGACTGCTGGCCGCGCAGGCCAACTTCTCTGAGATAAAAAACTGTTCGCGGAGAAAAAACAGTTTGGACTCGGTGTTTCAATTGGTCATAGGCATGCACAGTGAATTTGATTGGCAACAGGACTTCTTGATTATTGGTATTCCGCCGCTGGAAAGAATCACTGTGTTTGACGACTTCAAAGACACTGCATACACAGGTAGACAGTTTGTGGTTGACACCTGGCAAGAGCAAGAATTCAATATTCAATGCCATCGCAGTCTAGTGTGTTTGCATGGATATGAGCAGGGACATACCGTTGCATATCACATGCGCACCTGGACTGAAGTGCAGGCCATGAGACAGATATTTTTGTTAACACAATGGTTGGATGCCAAGCAGGCACATTATCTAATTGTGAATCTAGAACAGGCCTGGGATAAAAATAATCGTTGGCCACCCAGCGAACAACTGTTGGATTATTGTTTAGCTCATCCAAGATGCATATTGTTTGACAATACCTATAGAAGTATCAACCAGGATGTGAACCCACCTGCGGATTTTGATCAGTTTGGCTGGGCTGGGCATCATGGAGCAACAGGCAACGCATGGTTTTTCACGCAGTCTCTATGGCCAAGGTTTGTACAACTTGAAACAGATCACAACTAACTATTACAATGATAAAAGATTACAACATTGATGTGCAGCGTTTGTTCTTGGAAATGATTCTAAAAGACGCACAAAGCTATGTGCGAGTGCAGAACATTTTTAATCCAGAAAACTTTGATCGCAATCTAAGAGCCGCTGCTAAGTTTATCAAAGAGCACTGTGATGCACACAAGACCATGCCGGATCGCGCACAGATTGCCGCGGCTGCCTCGGTCACACTCAATCCCATACCTGATCTCAATGAAGGACACTTTGATTGGTTCATGGAAGAGTTTGAAGCGTTTACTCGACGCCAAGAACTAGAACGTGCGATTCTCAAGGCCGCTGACCTGTTGGAGAAAGGCAACTTTGATCCTGTGGAAAAACTGATCAAGGACGCTGTGCAGATCAGTTTGACCAAGGACATGGGCACAGACTATTTTGATGATCCCAGAGCCAGACTCATGGCACTCAAGAGCAACAATGGACAAAACAGCACAGGCTGGCCTGCGCTGGACAAACTGTTGTATGGTGGATTCAATCGCGGTGAACTACAGATCTTTGCTGGTGGTTCTGGATCTGGTAAGAGTTTGTTCATGCAGAATCTTGCAGTGAACTGGGTCACTGCTGGACTCAGTGGTGTGTATATCACACTGGAACTGGCCGAAGGCCTGTGTTCTTATCGTATTGATTCCATGATGACCAACACTGCGGCCAAAGACATTTTCAAAGACATTGACACTGTGGAAATGAAAGTCAAGATGCTGGCCAAGAAAGCGGGTAAACTGCAAATCAAATACATGCCTGCACAAAGCACAGTGAATGACATCAGGGCCTATCTAAAAGAACTACAGATTCAAACTGGACTCAAAGCAGACTTTTTGTGTGTGGATTACCTGGATCTCTTGATGCCTGTGAGTGCCAAGGTTTCGCCTAATGATCTGTTTGTGAAAGACAAGTATGTGAGTGAAGAACTGCGCAATCTCGCACGTGAACTCAATATCCTGTTTGTCACAGCATCGCAGTTGAATCGTGCAGCAGTGGAAGAAATTGAATTTGATCACAGTCATATCTCTGGTGGTATCAGTAAAATCAACACAGCAGACAATGTGTTTGGTATCTTTACTTCCAGAGCCATGAGAGAGAAAGGCAGATATCAACTGCAACTGATGAAAACACGCAGCAGTTCCGGTGTGGGACAAAAAGTGGAACTGGAGTTTGATGTGGAAAGCTTGAGAATACGTGATCTTGCGGAAGACACTGAATATCAAGAGTTCAAGAAACGTGCGCCCAGTATCTATGAATCAATCAAGGCCACTGCCAAGGTGTCAGATGACG